GTCGTGAATGTTCCGCGAACGAAAGCTTCGGGACGGTAAACCGCCATCGCGATTCTTTCCTGCGCCATGATAGCCACTTGATTACGTAAGAAGAAATCAGCATGTGATTCGCTCACACGAATGTTTGCTTGTTCACGATCAAATACGCTAGCACCAAGACCGAACGCGCCAAGAATATATTCGTTATCCTGCATAGCAAGACTCTCTACAACTGGCACACGCCATAAACGAGGAACGCCACCATCTGGAACATTTACCCAGATATAACGACCGTCTGTTCCTTTTGCAAGTTCGATTGCTTCCCAATCCGCGGGACTTAAAATGATTCCTGTTACGGGATATCCTGCAACACTTGCAAGTGTGATCGAACGTCGAATGCGATCGATACGCGTTTCGCCCGCTCCCATTGCTGGCGCAACTTGTACACCTGTTGTCGTCATTAATCCTTGTAGGTTTTCGCCTGTTCCCGAACCGTAAAGAAGTTGATTTTCTTCTGTAAGCTTCAAGCCATAAATTAAACGGCTGTTGATATAGCCTTCTAATTGTGTAGCGTCTGAAAGGATTTGGCGTGTTGCTGGAATCCAGTGATTAATTGTTTTAACTGTTGCTGTCATTGAATCGAAAGTGATATCTGATTCAGGTGATAGCGCTTTCTCTGCGACTGGCGCTGAAGCGTTTGTAAATCCAGTTTCTTGAATGTACTCAATCGCGTTTGAAGTTGTACCCTGTACATTTAAGATGTCGCGCATTCTTAACTGCTGATCCATTGGCGATACGATCCCGCCCGCTACTTGTGGCGCTACTAAGATTCCGCCTTTTGGATCGGTGCTGTTTAGGTCTTTTTGGAACATTTTGAAGAATGATCCTACTTCAAAAGGTTGTGATCCATTCGAACCGCTTGCCACCATGTTTTTATAAGCGTCTGATTCGACGAAACGCTCACCCGCTGTTTGGTATACTGGCTTTCCTCCAAAGTCGGGACGGTTAAATTTAGCTTCGAATTCTTTGATCTGTTGTGTTGCACCTTTTAGATCGTTTTCAAGTGATCCGATTTTTGTTTCAACTGATTTAATGCTTGACGCTGTTTGTGTAGTTGTTTCACCGTGCGTTCTCATTTCGTCGGCTTGTGTATCAAGCAACGTTTTAAGTTCGCCCCATTGCGTCGTGAAATCTTCTTGTAACTTCTTCAAGCTATCCGCTGAAAAAGCTTTATCGTCTGAACTGGCAAAGAATTGAATATCTAGGCGTAATAAAAATTTTGGCATGTTCTTTGCTCCTTTTTGTTTTTAGTGGTTTTCTTCTTTGTTAATCGGTTGCTGATTGACTGTAGGTTTCATATAGTCGGGCGTTCCTTGTTCGCTTACGCTATTACTTGTTTCGTTCATCTCTTGCGTCGTGTTTTCCGACGTTTCGAACGCTTCCGCTTCTGACTTGCGTCCACGATCGTCCACGCGTCCGCTAGTATATCCGCTAGCACCTTTCGGATTGTGGTTGCCCCCGCGACCATCTTTCGTTTCGCGTTCCGCACCGTCGCGACTTTGTGGATTTTCAACTTTCCCGCGACTATCTTGTTTATCAGGTCTAGATTTATTTTCATGGTTTTGTTCCTTCATTTCTGACACCTCATTTTTTTAAATTGTTCGTGAATGATTGCATGTCTGTTAGCAATTGAGTGAAGTAATTCGGCTCAAAATCTTTCGAGTGATCGGGATCGGCTCGAAATGCTTTTTCGACTTTGCCGTCTATATCTAAAATTTCCTGTAGTGACTGAATCGCTGTTTCGATCGCTGACTTTGATTTTCTTGATAAAACGCGACCTTCTTTGAATAACATGTGCAATTCTTCTTTTGTAAATTCGCTTATCGGATCAATGTCTTTGCGAACGCTTTCAATTTTAGCTGTGGGATTTGCTGGAAAAGTTACGGGACTAAATTCATACAATCGCAACTCTTTTAAATATCTTGTTTGACCATCTTCGGAAAGTTCATCTTTAATCACGTCATAACCGATCGAAAACGTGTCGATCACGCCCGCTTCAATTAATGCAAGTGCTTCGTCCGCTTTCTGTACTCCTTCTGTTAGCTTGCCGACAACATGCAAGCCTTTTGAATCTTCTTCAATGGCGATCGGTAAACCGATTGGAAAGTTACTGTCGTGTTGCCATAAAATTTTAATTTGATGTGTTGGGAAACGTTCCGCGATTGTTTTTGAGAATGCACCCTTTTGAACCACGTCACCGACTAAATCTTTTTCATATGTGCTGGCATAGCCTTCGATCTGTCTTTTGCCTTTGTTCGCTTTTAATTCGAACTGTAGCGCTTTACGCTCCATCTATGATCGCTCCTATTCTGTGGTGTATGCGATAGTACATCGACAATGAATGGTTTCGGACGGTTTGTTTGCTGAATAATCCGCTGGAAAAGCAAGACCATTTTCGAACTTTCCGTCTAGTGGCGCGGTTTTGCCGTGTAAGTCCTCATGTGATTCGCGGACACGATCGTCTTTCGAACTGATCCACTCTTTCATAGTGACGACCCCGCTTTGTTTTGCACTTTCTACGCTGGCAAAGTTAGAAGCTCCGACAACTTCTGTTCGTGCGATCCTGTAAGCACGATATCGTGAAAAGTCTTGATATTTGTCTTTGATCCCTTTTGCGATCTCGTCAAGTGTCCCGTCTTCTTCTCTGATATCGTGAATTACTTTTTTGATCGCTTTCTTAGTTGTCTTCGAAACGTTCTTTATCTTGTCACCGACTGTTCGTTTTATATAACGCTGAATCAATTGTGCGAACGGGTTGAAATAATCGCCCGCGTCTTTAGTTTCAAACGATCGATACGATTTTAGATTGTCAAATGTTTCTGCGCCCACTTCTTCGACGATCGTTTGCCATGTTTTTTCTAACCAACTGATCCAAGCCTTTTCGTTTTTATCAATGTGTGCAAGTGCTTCGTCGACTTTGCCCTGCTTCACAAGATTTGCAACGGTCAAGCCTTCACTTTTAAATAGCTGACTTGCTTTTCTTGTGCTGGCTAAATACCACATTGCACGTCGACGCTCGACCGCCTTAAAATAAAACTCTTTGTGTTCATCGCTTTTTAAATTGATCCCTTTTGTGTGTTCCGCAATAACACCGCTTGACTTGAATAAACGCTTTTGTGGCGCGTCTTCTTCGTTGCCTGTAGGTGTTCCGCTATCGTCCGCATTTGGATCTTCTGCGTTCGGATCATCTTCGTTTGCTGGTGGCGGATCGTCCACGGCTGGCGCTTCTTCTGTCGCTGGCTCGTCCATCATATCCGCTGGTACAAGGCTAGTCGCTAAATAGCCAACGTCGCCCCCGTCTATATCATCAAAACCAAGTTCTAAACGCTGATTAATGTCATTGAATGGAACACCCATCGACCACAACGTTTTTGCATTGTTTAATTTATCTGTTAGGTTTGTTTGGATCGCTTGAATGTTTGAAACATCATAGTCAAGTTCAATCATTCCACCGAATTCATGAGCAAGCGCCCCGTTTAAACAGCTTTTAATATCTTCTAGATAAGGAATGATCGTATCTAACCAAAATATTTTGCGGGCTGTTTCAATGTTTGCAAGCGTCGCGTCGTCATACACTCCGACGATCGGTGGCGGGACTTGAAAGATTGAACATATTTCGGATCGTGTAAAGCGTCGTGACTCTATGAAATCCATTTCGGCAGGTGATAAAGACATTTGTGTCCATTGTGCGCCCGCTCCTAAAATCCACGGTGTGCGCCCGTTCTCCATGCCTTGATGTTGTTCGCGTACCATTGCGCGGGCTTCCTCCCATTGATCGCGTGTCAATGTCTGATCGAACGAAAAAATCCCGTCGGTGATCGCTCTATTTTGTAAGCTGACTTTGTTCCATGTCACCGCTTCGACGTCGGTGTCAATCACTTTCGCCCCTGCTTGCATTGGACTCATTCCGACGTAAGGATTTGAAGGATCAATGAACATGTTATGAATCATGTCGTTTGGCTTGATCTGTTGCTTGATCCCGCCCGCTTCATAAAGATAGTGGTCAATGAATTTCGTTTTATGTGGGACGACTTTCATCGCGTCTGTAGGTAAAGCCCATAATTCCGCAACAGTCCCGCCCGCTCTAACTTTTGTAAAAAAGCTGTTTCCGCCTAAATATAAATTGATCGTCATTCGTTCGATCAAGTCTTTTCGTGTCATGAATGGATTCGGCTTTTCGATTAAAGCTGTCAAAGGATGATCTTGTATTTCCTCCCATGATCCGTTACGTTTCTTTGTGTACGTTTGCCACGGAACGGAAGCGCTTGCCTTTGCAATGGCGTTAATACATGCGTAAACGTATGTGCTGGACTTATAGCCATACTTGATCGCGTTTTCTGTTGTCCAGTCATTCCATACAGGCGTGTTATTTTTCCACGACGGTTGCAATTGTGAAAACGTATATTGTTTTTTAAACATGTGTTTCAATTTGTCAAACGCCATTGTTAATCATCACCTCTGTGCATTCGTGAAATAAAGTAAAGTGTCGCGCCTATTAAAACAATCCATACAAGTAGACTCATTTATCTTTTCTCACTTCCTTAATGATAAAAGCGCTTTGAATTGTACCGATGATCGTCGCCAAGATCGTAGCCTTATAAAGAAGGCGATATGAAAAATGTCTGTACTGTTTGCGCGTTATGATCGGTGTATAGTCTTTTGCTAACTTTCGAAATTGCTTTTCGAAATCTAAATAACTTTTGACGTATTTGTCGTACTTTTCATACTTCTTCATATGGCTCACTGGTGATCTTGAAAAGTTGTGAAAGTGTGATATCGCTTTTTGATCCTTTCGTTCTATTCCAAAAACGGTCAATGATTCGTA